GGCCTAGAACCCAACGCAAAGACGGTAAGTGGTTTGGGTTTGACATGAAGATACTTGCAAAGAAGCGTGGTCAGTACCTAGACAAAGGACAGTTTAGAGCACAGTACTACAACGATCCTACAGACCCTGATAACGTACCTGTATCACCAGACAAGTTTCAGTACTTCGAAAGAAAGCACATAAAAGAAGACAATGGTTATATGTTCTACAAAGATAGTAGACTAAATATATTTGCTGCTGTTGACTTTGCTTTTAGTTTAAACAAACGTGCTGACTATACAGCAATAGTTGTGGTAGGAATTGATGCAGAAAACAACGTCTACGTCTTGGACATCGATAGATTCAGGACTGACAGAATATCTGATTACTTCGAACACATACTCCATATGTCAAACAAGTGGTCATTCAGAAAGCTCAGAGCAGAAACAACAGTTGCACAAATGGCAATCGTCAAGCAACTCAAAGAACTTATCAAGCAACACGGACTAGCTATAAGTATTGATGAGTTCAGACCTAATAAGAACCAAGGTAATAAACAAGAACGGATAGCTTCGATACTTGAGCCACGTTATGATAACATGAGTATCTGGCATTACAGAGGTGGTAACACTCAACTACTAGAAGAAGAGTTGTCTTCACGAAACCCTGCTCACGATGACATAATTGATGCCTTAGCTTCTGTTGTAGATATGGCTATCAAACCAGCTAGAGTAATAAGAAGAACAACTGGGAGTAATATAGTGTGGGCTAATAATAAATTTAGAGGTGGTCTATAATGGCTGGCGAAACTATTGACTTAGAATACATAATAAGCCCAGATAATATGGCTGTTCAAATAGCTGATCAGTGGCGTGAATGGTCAACAAAGCGTAATGAAAAAGTAGAAGAGTGGAAAGAGTTACGTAATTACTTGTACGCAACAGATACACGTACAACTAAGAACGCTATGCTTCCTTGGTCTAACAGTACGACTACACCAAAGCTTACTCAGATCATGGATAACCTTCATGCTAATTACTTTTCTACTTTGTTTCCACAAAACATCTGGTTTAGATTTGAAGCTAAAACTAGGGATGATAATGTAAAAGTAAAGAGAGAAGCTATACAGGCTTACATGGAGAATAAGATAAAGCAATCTAACTTTGTCAATACAGCTTCAGACCTCTTATATGACTACATTCAGTACGGTAATTGTTTTGCTACAGTTACATGGGAAGAAAACTATCAAGATAAAGAAGACAAGAACTTAGTAGTAAACTATATAGGACCAAGACTTGTTAGAATATCTCCTTTTGATATTTGTTTTAATCCTACAGCTTCAACATTTGAAAAGTCACCTAAGATTATCAAGTCAATAAAAACCTTGGGTGAAATAAAAAAGATGATAGAGGATGACCCTACAAAAGAATACATGAAGGGTGTCTTTGACAAAATGATGGGGGCTAGGGCTTACGTACAGGGAGCAGATTCTTACGATAAAGCTGACGGTTTTATTGCTGATGGGTTTACTTCTATAGAGCAGTACTACGAATCAAATTACGTAGAGGTTCTTACATTCTATGGTGACTTCTATGATGAAGCAGAAGACAAACTTTACGAAGACAGAATAATAACTATAGTTGATAGAGCTTATGTTTTAGCAAACGAAGAGAACCCAAGTTACCTAGGTCACTCTCCAATCTACCACGCAGGGTGGAGACCAAGACCAGACAACCTATACGCTATGGGTCCACTTGACAATCTAGTCGGTATGCAGTATCGTATAGATCATCTAGAAAACTTAAAGGCTGATGTCTTTGACCAGATAGCTTACCCAATACTAAAGATCAGGGGTGATGTAGAAGACTTTGACTTTTCACCAGCAACACGTATTTACATGGGTGAAGAGGGTGACGTAGGTTACTTAGCCCCTGATGCTACAGCACTAAACGCTGACTTTCAGATACAATCTTTAGAAAACAAAATGGAAGAAATGGCTGGTGCTCCTAGGCAAGCAATGGGTATAAGAACAGCAGGTGAGAAGACAGCCTTTGAAGTACAGACGTTACAAAACGCAGCATCTAGGATATTCGAACACAAGACTGCACACTTTGAAAGAGTATTCTTAGAGCCTATACTTAATGCAATGTTTGAAGTATCAAGAAGAAGAATGAATGTTTCTGATATTGTAAGAGTATTTGATACGCCTACTAATGCTGTAGTATTTAGAACTATAACTAAAGATGACATAACAGCTAGTGGTCAGATAGTTCCTGTTGGAGCTAGGCACTTTGCTGAAAGAGCTAGAAGAGTACAGAGTTTAACACAACTTTACCAGATTAAATTGTCAGACCCAACGGTAGCTGCACATATGTCAGGTAAAGAGTTTGCCAGAATCCTAGCTGAAGAGTTAGGTGAACCTACGTTGTTCTCAGAAAATATAATGGTTCAAGAACAGCTAGAAACTCAGCAGGAAGTACAAGAGGCTGAGATGCAGAATGAAGAAATGCTAGTACAAAAACAGGAGCTAGGAATGTAATGTACGGAAATACTAAAAAGAAACCAATGCCAAAGAAGCCAAAGCCAAAGAAATAAATGAAGGCTGCTTGGTTTAAAAAATGTAAGACGCAAGAAGACAAGGATAAAATCAAACAAAAGATTATGTCTAACTCAGAAAGTCTTCTGCTTCTTGAAGAGATTCTTGAGTCTATGCTTGAGGATAGACCGACTACGGCTGACTATGACAGCCCTTCTTGGTCACACAAAATGGCTGATCGTATCGGCTACAACAGAGCACTAACCCAAGTGCTCGATCTTATCAACCTAAATAAGGAATAAAACTATGGTATTTACTACTGATAATACTGCAACCACACAGGAAGATCAGAACAACGAGAGTCAAGAGCAACACTCTTTTCTTGATAAACTCGTTCAGGCAAAAGGGGAAAACTGGCGTGACCCTGAAACTCTTGCCAAAGGTAAACTCGAAGCAGATGGCTACATAAAAAATCTTGAAGATCAGTTAGCTAATATGCGAGAGGACATAAAGAAGCAAGATTATCAGAACGAAATTTTAACCCAACTTCAGAATAAGGCTACTGAAACTAGTGCAGTAAAGACTGAAGTGCCAAATAATAACACTAGCGTTAACACACAGGACACCACTGGGGCTGTTAACGAGGAAGACCTGAAGAGCCTTGTTGAAAAAACACTCAATCAACGAGAGTTGCAAGCCAAAGTGCAGACCAACTTACAGTTCGTTGACAAAGAGCTAGAGGGAAGCTTTGGCACTGAAGCCAAGGCTCAAATCGAAATGAAAGCTACAGAGCTTGGTATGTCAGTAGATCGTTTACGAGATATTGCTGCTGAGTCACCTAACGCCTTCTTCGCTCTTATAGGTGAGAACAAACGTCCTACTGAACCTATGGTCAGTGGCTCTGTTCGAACTGAGGGTGTTTCAATGCAGCCTTCTACGGAACGTAATTTCGGTTACTACCAAAAACTCCGTAGAGATAATCGTAACTTGTACTATTCTGCTAAGACGCAACAACAAATGTTCGAGGACAAATCTCGTCTTGGCGATAAGTTTGGTGCATAATTAAAGGAACTTAGACATGGCAATGACCACATCTAACACTACGTTCCTGCAACGTGCTCAGGTCTACTCATCAGAATTAAAAGAGATTCTGCGTGATGAGATGATGGCACAAAGATATGTTCGTATGCTTGACGGTTTTCCTGACGGAAACACTTTCAACATTCCTTCTATCGGGCAGGCACAAGTGGACAACTACACTGAGGACAGTGCTGTTACCTACCGTCCATTAGACACAGGTAACTTTACATTCTCAGTCGATAAGTATCTCTCATCAGCTACTTATATGACCAAGAAAGCAGAGCAAGACACATTCTATTCTTCAGAATTAATGTCACGCTTTGTACCTGAACAAGAACGTGCAATCATGGAACATTTCGAGACAACAACTCTCGCTGCTCCTGAAGCTGGCGTATCAGCTAACTCAAATGAAACAATCAACAGCATTTCTATGCGTGTTGGTTCTTCACAAACAGGTGAAGTCATGGGTCTCAAAGAGTTTGCTTATGCACGTTACGCTCTGAAAAAACAGAACGTTCCAGATAGCAACTTGGTAGCCATTGTTGATCCGTCTGTTGAGTACACACTTAACACACTGAGCAACTTAGTAAACGTGTCAAACAACCCACGTTTCGAAGGACTAGTTCGTGACGGTATAGCAACTGGTATGCGTTTTATTGCAAACGTATATGGGTTTGATGTATACTGCTCAAACTTCCTACCAACAGCAACCGATAACGCACTTCCAGATTTAGCTGCTGCTAACCAAGATTACTCATCAACAAATGGTGTTGTAAACTTGTTCTTCTCAGCAGATCAGTCTGTAAATCCATTTGTGGGTGCGTTTAGACAGCAACCTCAGGTTGACTACGACTACAACAAAGATCACCAACGTCACGAGTTTGTAACAACTGCTCGTTACGGTGTCAAGTTGTACCGTCCTGAAAACATGGTTCGTGTTGTCACGAAACCAACAGTAGCGTAAGGAGGTAGATTAATGAGTTATGTAAACGCAGACGGTCTAGAAGTTCTTACCGCAGGTGAACAGGGAACTCCAGCAAAGCGTGGAACTTCTCTTTCAAGTCAGAAGAAATCATTGGTGATGAATATCACAGGAACAGAAGTTCCTTCATCTGTGGCAACCCCACAAGATCACGATGCTTTCATTCCAGCAGGTTCGTACATCACTGGTGCTCACCTTATTGTCTCAACAGCTTTCACCTCAGGTGGTTCAGCTACATTGACAATAGGTGCTTACACTCAAGCTGGTGCTGCAGTTGATGCCGATGGTATTGATGCAGCGATTGCTTTGGCTGCTATTGCTGCAGATAAAGCAGTAGCTTGTGATGGCGCACTAGTCGGTGGTACAGCCACTGTTGGTGGTGCAGATGTATACATCGAAGCTATCTATGGCACAGCAGCACTTACTGCTGGTGAAGCCAAGTTGGTTATCGAGTATATCGAAGCCTAAAACAATGGGGTGTTCCTTAGGGAGCACCCTTCACCCACTTAATACTGGATAGTATCTAATGAAAAGCACTCTTCTACAAGTAGTACAATCTATTTTATCTGACATGGATTCAGAAAATGTAAACAGTATTTCTGACACAACTGAAGCTTTACAGATTGCATCAGTAGTAGAAGATACTTACTTCAATATAATTGCAGCAAGAAGTATCCCTGAACACAACAAGTTAATACCTTTAGTTTCTTTGAGTAGTAGCACAAGACCTACACACTTCACATATCCTGCAAGAACAAAAGAATTAATAAGACTAGATTACAATATAGGAACAGCATCTAGTCAAGACTATAGAGAAATAGTTTACGTAGAGCCTCTTCTCTTCCTAGAGAGAATGAGTGAAACAGATTTAAAAGTAACTACTGTTGATCAGTCTATGGAACTATTTGTAGCAAATGATAGAGACCCATCCTACTATACATCTTTTAATGACAACCACATTATAATGGATTCATATGATGCTTCAGTAGAGTCTCTTCTAGCAGCAAATAAAACTAGAGCATACTGTTCTATTTACCCAACCTTTAGTCAAACAGATAGCTTTGCTATAGACTTAGATCAAACACTAATGCCTTTACTTTTAGCTGAAGCTAAGTCAACTTGCATGAGTTTGTTTAAGGGTGGTTCTGATCCCAAGGTTGAACAGGCTGCACGTAGGCTAAAGTCTTACGTACAAAACGATCAGTACAAAAGTAAAGTATCTACAAGAAACCAATACGGAAGAACCTAATGATAGACATAGAGACTGATACAGTAAACCAACACTGTGTTATAAAGTCTGACAAAATGGTGTCAGAGATTTACGTAAGTAAAGAAGAAAGTGGATACAGTTTTTTTAGAGTAAAGTTTGAAAAGGGTTCAGTACCAAGCGAACTATCTGGCAGATACTCTAGCTTACAAAAAGGTAAAGAAGCTGTAGAACATTACCTAAGAAACAAGGTAAAGACTAAAACTGTTCAGCGTAATGAGTACGCAGACCAACGTGAGAAAGAACGTAATGGCTCAAAGTCTAAATCAGAAAGCAGTTAACAACTTTGTCAAAGGTCTCATAACTGAGGCTGCTGAACTTACGTTTCCTGAGGGTGCTTCTGTTGATGAGTCCAACTGTGATCTACGTAGGGATGGTACTAGACGTAGACGATTAGGTGTAAAGTATGAGGATTCTAATGTTCTTTCTAGTTTTACTTTAAGCAGCAGTGAAAAAACTTCTACAGGAACTTGGTCTAATGTTAAAGGTAATCCTGACTTAGAGTACCTAGTACTTCAAAAAGGTAATATTCTTTACTTCTACAACAAAGCTACTACACCTTTTTCTAACGGATTAGTAGGTAGTATAACTTTATCTGGTTTTGAACACACAACATCTACTGGGGCTGAAAATGCTAAGTGTCAGTTTGCTTCTATTCTTGGTGGTTTAGTAGTATCATCGTCTGAAATGAACGCAATATTTGTTTTTGTAAATTCAAGTAATGCTATTGCTGCTTATATCATAGACTTTGAAGTAAGAGATTTTGAACTTCAGGCTAGTGCTTCTCTAAGAGCTACTTACTTTGCGCCAGTTAGTCCAGCAGTAACTTCTGGAGATAGATTTTATGACACCTACAATTCAGGTTGGGGTGAAGACAATAATGGACATAGTGGTCAAGATGCTTATACACATTATGCAGTTAATAACAGTGCGTCACCTCCACTTACTCACCCTTGGTTCTCAGGTAAAAACTCTAGTGATATTCAAAATAACGCTGAATTTGATAAAGTAGCTGGTGGTAAAACTCTAATAGGTAGAGGAAGATACGTCCTAGACTTCTTTAACAAGCAAAGAAGAATAGCTCTTTTTAATGATACAGGAACTTCACACAGCACCCCATCAGATGAAACTGAGGGTTCTAGGTTTAGGACAGTTGAAACTTTTTCAAGTAGAATATTTTACGCAGGTCTAAACAGTTCAATAGGTAACTCAGGTAAAATTCTTTTTTCTAGACTTGTAGATTCAGAAGCTGACATAGGGGAATGTTACCAAAGAAATGATCCTACAGCAGAGTATGCTTCTGATCTACTAGATGATGATGGTGGTGTGATAGATATACCTGATGCTATAAGTATTCATAAACTATATGCATACCAAAACTCTCTGTTTGTATTTGCTGAGAATGGTATCTGGCAAATCACAGGTGTTGATGGGGTTTTTAGAGCTACACAATTTTCTGTAAACAGAGTTAGTCGTGTAGGAATATTACAGGCTGAAACATTTGTTTCTGCTGAGGGTACACCTTTCTGGTGGTCTAAGTACGGAATACACACACTAACGACAGACCCTGTGTCAGGACAAGGTACTGAGCAGAACTTAACTATTCCTACTATTCAAAGTTTTTGGGATGATATAGACTCAGCAGCAAAATCTAAAGTTACTGCAGTCTATGATAGTATACACAAACGTATATACTGGGGTTATCCAAATGCAAGTGAGTCTTTTACTTCTAAATTAAATAATTTTTTAGTCCTTGACATACCTCTTCAAGCTTTCTTTCCTTGGAAAGTTTCTGATGAAGCATCCAACACAGACTCAATAATAGGTTTAACTTTTTACGATACGTACTTACCTTCAAACACAGGTGATCCAGCGATTCTTCTTTTATGTAGAGATGGTGGAACAGGTAAGATAACCTTTGGTAAGTTTGATGGACTAACCTTCTTAGATTGGGGTACTGCAAACTACTCATCATTTGCTGAAACAGGTTACGATTTTGTAGGTGATCTAGTTCTAAAGAAAAACGCACCTTTTCTTGTAACATACTGTAGGTTGACAGAGACAGGATTTACTGGTAGTGAGAGTGCAGGTTACGAACCTGTAAGACCTTCAAGTTTAAAAGTATCTGCTTCTTGGGATTTTGCTGAAGACTTTGGTACGTCACAAGAGGTATACAGGTTGAAGTATCCTTTACTGCCTAACAGTGGTAACTTAAATGACTTCAACTATCCTGATGATGTCATAACTACAAGAACAAAAATACGTGGACATGGACGATCCATGAGAATTAAATACGAAAGTGTACAGGGTAAAGACTTCTTGCTTCTAGGTTGGGGCATGGTACAAGGAAGGAACCCTCGTTTTTGACAAAAATAAGAGAGGCGAGTGAAGAGGATATATTTGATATTCTTATACTTGCTAGAGAATTTTCAAGAGAATCACCTGTAACACACAAATGGGATAAAGAAAAGACAGAACATTTTATACTATCTGCTATAACTAATACTAATACAACTATATTTGTCTTAGAGGAAGGTAGCGAAATAGTAGGAGCTATAATAGGTCTTCTAAATGAAATGTATATGTCACAAACTTTAGTAGCAACTGAACTAGCTTGGTTTGTTTCTAAAGAATACAGAGGTAAGAAAGGTTCTTTAATGTTAATGACTACATTTGAGAATTGGGCTAAAAAAAATGGGGCTAATTACACTTGCATGGGTGACATACACGGTATAACAACTTTAGAAAAACTCTATACCAAAAAAGGTTATTCTAAATGTGAGACAACTTATATGAAAGAGGTTTGAAGATGGTTGCAACAGCAATAGCGGCAGTAGGTACACTTTTTAGTATCAGTCAATCAAGAAAAGCAGCAAAAGCAGGGGCTGCAGCGGCAGATAAACAACAGAAACAACAAGAACTACGTGCTGCTAGATCACGAAGGCAAGCGTTTAGAGAGCTTCAAATAAGTAGGTCTAGAGCTAAAGCAAGTGCTGCAGCTATGGGGGCTGGAGGAAGTTCTGCCTTGGCTGGTGGATTAGCTAGTTTAAGTTCTCAATATGGCTCTGCTCTTGGATACTCAGGAGCTATGACAGGATTGTCAAGGGAAATATCTCAACTAGGTGTTAGACAACAGACTGCCTTAGCTAACGCACAAATGGGTTCAGCTATAGCAGGTTTTGGTATGCAAGCTGCTGGGTCTAATATAAACTTTGGACAAAAGTTTTCTAGTGCGAAGCAAAACTTTTTTGACACGAAGATTGGTAGTATGTTTGATTCTGGACCTTTGATTGGGAGTTACACTCAGTAATGGCAACATTTTTAGATCAAGCATCTAGCGTAATTACTTTCCTAGGTGATGATAAAAAACCTGTAGTTAAAGAAGAGCAGGAAGGACGAGCACCTTCTGTAGAGCGAAGAGAGTTAGCTGTCATTGGTGCTACAGGTAAAACTATAGAAGCATCAGACAACATTCCTGCTGAGATAGCTAACAAAGTAAACCAGACTTTATCTACTACAGTCAACAACTACACTCAGGAAGCTACTGATGTAGACATGGCAGTAGAAGAGCTAGAGGATCAGGCCAAGAAAGGTGCTGATCTAATGAGTATAACCGATTACTTTGACAACAGCTTTCATGCTATGGACAATCCTTACTTTACAAGCGCAGAAAACCTAGCGTCTATAAAGTATCAGATGGTAGTAGAAAAGATAACTGATGCTATACAGGTCAGGACTGCTGACACAACTGCAGGTTCAGTAATCAACTGGTTAGACAGGTATTTACTTAGGCAACTACCTATAGGTGCTTGGGAAGACCTTACACTAAAAAGAAAAACTGTGTCCGAAGAATTTGCTAGGGCTATCTCAGGTGATATGCCAATCAAAGACTTTGAAACATTCCTAGATTCAAGAGTAGATGAGTATCTAGAACAAGGTTTCTTCTTTGGTGAAAACCCTGAGGCTCTAAAAGATTTACTAGCTACAATAGAAAAGTTTGGAACTGATGACGGACTAGATGATGCTCTTATAGGTGCTGTAGACTTACTGCCTTTTGTTGGTTTAGCTACACAAGGAGTGAGTAAGACAGCTAAGGTTGCTAAGAATATAAACCAAGCAAGAAGAATATCTAGAACTCTAAACAGAATATCTAGGTCACCAACGCCAGCCACTAGAGCAGGTGCTATCAATGGACCTGAAGCAGCTACTGAGGTAGCAGAAAACATAGCTAGAGTTTCAGACGAGCCAGAGAACCTAGCAAACATGGGGCCAAGCCTGACTGATGCAGTAGGTGATAACGCTCCTGTAAGACCTTTGGGTGCAGCAGCTTCTTTCAACCACACTGCCCAACAACTTACAGACGAAACTTTTGCTTACCTAAGAAGAGCAGTAGGTGACATCTATGACGATGATCTTGTTACTAACTACCTAGCTACTCGTGTAGCAAGTTTGTCTGAAAGCTTAAACAGAGGTGTCATAGACATTAAGCTAGACACTGACACAGAGAAGCTAACAGTACTACTAGGACACCCTAGGACTGGTAGAGCTATGACTAGGGATGCAGCAGAAAGACACGCAGAGGACTTTCCTGAGGCTACAGTAGTTGCTATTAGTGAAGACGCAGGAGCTTACGCTATACAGGTAGATGAAGTTATCAAGATGGATGACTTTATAAAGACTGACAAGTACGCAGAGTTACAGCACGTAGAAGGTGTAACAAGTAAAATATTTAGAAAGATATTTCAGAGACTACCCACCTCAGGCTCTCACTTGATAGATAATGCTGATGCTACAAACCTAGCATATCGCTCTGAGAGTGCTGCTGTAAGACTTAATCAGCTAAACGCACCAATGATTAAGAAAATAAATAGTATGTCTGCCAGAGAACTAGACGATGTAGGTGATATACTTACTAGGTTACAGTCTAGGGATGAGGCTTCACACAGAAACTGGTATACTGAGGATGAATTTACAGACAGGTGGAAAGCAGACCACCAAGGTAGAGCACCTTCACAAAAGGTTTTAGATGGGTACAAAGCTTTAGTAGACCTGTCAGACCACACCTACCATGTCAGAGCAGTCAGTATGATTAGAAGACTGCACAATAATAACTTCAGAAGAATAACAGTAAACGTAGGTGGTGAAGAAAAGTTCTTGGCAGGTAAAAGAAAAGATTCTTTACCTTCAGATGTCACAGAATTTATAGATGCTGAGACAGGTGTAAGATTTACAAGAGCAGAATACGATGGACCTATAGCTAATGTCTTTGAATTAGATATGGACATAGGTGGTATTACTCATGTAGTTGACACAAGGACAATAAAACCTCTTGAACCTGAAGACGTTTTAGGTTATAATGCAGGTGGAAGCCGAATCAATCCAGAAGCCAGTGACTTTGTAGTCTTCTTAGATGCTGACGGTAAACCACTTAAGGTTGCATTGTCAGCAAGTTCTTCTAAGTCTGCTGCTCTTGCTAGAGAACAGATGAATAATATATACAGTGCTATGAAAACAGGTAACTTGACCAACGCTATTGTAAGATCAAACAATAAATGGAACCCAAACTTACAAACAGTAGAAGACTTCGATGCTTTTCTATCTGACAATGGACTAAGGCTGGACACTAATGACATACAGATAGCTACCAAAACAAGAGATGAAAGTGTATTTTCTAAAGGAGATGATGCTATAGTTCCAAATGGAACCTCATACACTGAGTTTAGTATGTTTGCTAACAGAAGAAACAATAGACCACTTACACACTTTGGTGGTACTGTGACTGCAAACGATAACCCTATTAACTCTATTCTAAATCAGACAAACACAGAGAGTAGAAGACTAGCCTTTGCTAACTACAACGATGCTATACAGGTCTCACTAGGTAAGAAGATAAAAGAAATAGCTGACCCTAATAGTTCTGACGTAGATTACAGAAAATACTACAGAAACGCAGAGCAGTACCTTGGTAAGCCTAAGAAAGTTAGTGACCCACTAGTAAGAAAAATATTCGAAAGAAAGAAAATAACAGATTTAAGGCTAGGTGCAGAAGGTTTTGGGGATGATTTTGCTAGGCGCATGGCTGAAGGTATGTCAAACATTATTTATGACAATGCTGGTATAAAGTTTAACGCAGGTAATCCTGCTCACTTCCTGACTAACTACGGTTTTAAGACAACATTCTTACTTGATCCTTTTCAGTTCTTACTTCAGTCAGCGCACTCTATAAATATTGTAGGTATGGCTGGTCTAGATGACGGTATCAAAGGTGCTGTCATGGGTAAGTTTCTTCTTCAATCTCTTAAAATAGATGGAAGAGAGTTAGACTTGATGGTTAACCGTATGGCTACACAGTTTGGCTATACAGCAGATGAAATGAAAGAGATACGTCAACTCTTTATAGACTCAGCAAGGTACGAGATTGATCCAACAAACTTAGTAGAAGGTTACATCGACTCGTCTAACTCTGTATCCAGAGGAAGATCAAAGAGAAGCCGTGTTGTAGGTAACTCTGTAGGAAAAGTCTGGGAAAAGACTATGAACTCAGGTATGTTCTTCTTCAACAAAGGAGAGCAAATTTCTAGAGTTACTGGGTTTGGTGCAGCAGTTAGAAAATGGAAGAAAGAAAACCCTGATCTGTCGATTTTGTCACCAGAAGGTCGCTCTTGGGTAACAAACAAAGAGCAAGCCTACACTCTAAACATGACAAACATGAGCAGGGCTGACATACAACAGGGTATACTAAGAGTACCTACCCAGTTTTACAGCTATATGCTAAGATCATTTGAAGGTGTGTTCATTGGTAAAGATTTAACTCCCCTTGAAAGAGCTAGACTAGCAGCAATGATTGGTCCTTTCTACGGTATGACAGGTATAGGTGCTACATCTTTGACTTCCTCTACAGTAGATGCTTTCAATGCTTACTTACCAGACAGTTTTCAAGTAGAAGAAGGTTCTGATGCTTACAGATTAATAAAGAATGGTCCTATAGACGCTATCTTTGCTTGGGCTGATGACACTCTACTTGGTGACGCAGCACCAGAAGTATCTATAGCAAGCCGTGTGTCGTTAGGTGACGGTGTTGTAGATACTTTTAGAAACTATCGTGATGCTAATGTAGCTGAAATCCTAGGTGGTGCTGGTGGTGGTAAAGCTGGTGATACTCTTGTAGACTTTACACAAGTTCTTGGTGCTATAACAAGAGGTGATGACATCCTACTAACAGAAAGAACTGTAGAGTTATTTAGAAACTTAAAGTTTATAGATAATGCAGCTAAAGCTTACGGTGTTTTTAAACATGGTATTTATACATCTAAGACAGGAGCTAGAGTAGACGCTAATTTTACTAACATGGACGCTTTGTTTGCTGCCTTAGGTATACCACTAGAGGAAGTACAACAAGTATACGACTCAAACTCTTTGTACTACAACACTAACAGAACATACAATCAAATATCAAAAGAGATAGGTCCACGAGTAGACTTGTTTTGGGATAAGGTAAACGAGGGTGATGCAGAGAGAGCCAAAGAAATACTAGACAGTATACATTTGTCTGTCAGTAGGATCAACGGACTACCTGATGAGCTTAGAGATAGACTAAGAGAACAAGTAATGAACGGTTTCAAGAGTAAGACAACTTGGGAACGTGTCAAACAGCTAAGACGGATGGGTCTTGAAACAGAAGCAGAACAGTTAAAAGAAATAACGAGGTAAAAATATGGGCGTTTTCAACCCTACACTAGAGACTCAAATTGCATACGAGCAACCTGTGCAAGCTCCAAGACAATACAATGCTCTTACTGATATAGCTAAAATGGCTACAGGTTTTGCTAAAGCTGTACCTACACAAACTGCTGCTTCAGCAGACAGAGCAATACTAGCTAACTTTGGTAATGAGATTAACAGAGCTATGGACTTAAAGGAGCAAGGTAAAAATTATCTAGGAAGTTTAGAAAAAGCTGCTATTGCTACAGTAAGTATACTAGGTAAAAATGTTCCAGAGGACTTAAAAGTTTTGTACCAAAATGTTTCTGGAAGGTCTTTTGATTCATTAGGTGGTGATGATAACTACATGGAAGATTCTGCAAGAATAGAAATGTTAACCTCAGAAAAAGGACAGTCCTTATATCTAGCAGTAAAAGCTTCTGATACTAGCTTAACTAACGAACAAATAGAAGAGGCAGTAGTCACTAGAATAACTGAGGATAACTTCTTACAAGCTTCTGTTGATAGACAAAAACTTAGACTTGAGCTAGGGCAACCTATTGAACCTACTCCTATACTGCAGAGTATACAAAACGATTTTAACACACTAAACTTAAAAGTAAAAGAGTACCAAGCTGACAATATAATTACTAGAGATGAGTTTTTATCTGCTAGTACTTCAGTAAAAAGTTTGATAGCTTCTAAGTATGCAGGTATGGAAGCAAATCCTCAAGTAAAAGCTGTAATAACTCAAATGAACGGCTTACTAGATGACATAGGTAAGGGTGTGTCTACTGATCCTCTAGACGTACAGCTTGACGCTATACAAGTTGCTCTAACAAAAGGTGGTTTTGATGCAACAACTATAGCTGTAACACGATCTATGATAAAAACAAATCCTACAGCGTTTAAAGAAACTTTACTTGAGCAATTCCAAACAGCAGAAAATAAAACTTGGGTTGATGCCTTAGTAAAAATGTGGGATGCACCAGCAGGATCACAAATAGAGGACATCTTTGCTACTGGTAGACCTGAGATAAAAGATAAAATTGAGGTTATGCCAGTACCTAGTGTAAGTATGGCTAATCCTGATGAAGTTTCTGCAGTAGTAGGTAACATGAGTAAGATAGTTTCTACAGCAAACCCTATGAGTTTAAGGAGTGGAGATGAAGCTAGAAATCAATGGTTAAAGGCTACAAATACACTAGCAACTATAGTGTCAAATACAGGAGATGACGTACACTTAGGTGCAAAACTGTTAGAGATGTTTGCTTCAAAAGGTATGAGAGATAATCTAGCTACTGTTTATAGACATGACCCAGCTAATGCTGCACAGACAAATATTCTTTTACAAAAAGCTCTAGCAACTCAAAAGAATAAAGCTACATTTCAGATAGAGCAAACCTTAGCTGCTGGCGATGCTCAGTATTTATTTATGAAAGATGGTAAACTTGTCATAGACCTAAACCCTCTTCAAAAACGTGTTGATCAAGGTCTTGTTCCTCAAGGTGAAAGAAGAATAGCGGAACTAAGAAGAGTAGAACAAGGTATAGATGAAGCTGGTGGCTTACAACAGTTCTTTAGACTAAGTGAAGAAAGAAAAGAGCAGATACTACAAGGGTCAAACTTTGAACGTATATTCAACGTAAAATTAGGGGATACTTTTAGATTAGTAGAAAACTTGGAGTCTATAAAAACAAAAACACAAGCATTAGTAAAGTTAGAAAAGAACAACGCTGCTGCACACGATGACTTAGATACTTCTATTCTTTCAGATGAAGCTGTTAGAGCAGCTAACGAGGCAGACACTTCTACTGAATTAGGCGCAGCCCCAAAACCAGCAGAGTACACAAGGGAAAATCCATACGTATTTAAAGAAGGAATTAGTGCAAAAGATGCAGAAGCTGTTTACAATAGTCTTCCTATCGGTAGTTTTTATAGTGACCCCGATGGCAGTGGGGTGTACGAAAGGTTGGACAACTAGTATGGCTAGTAATTGGAATAAAGGAAGGCTTGTTTCAGAAGAGGTTAGTCTACAGCCAGCTTCTACTACTCAACAGACCTTAGAAAAAGTTGAGGCTCAAGGGTACGATACTTTGTTTGGAAATTATGAGACAGGTAACACACCATTTAGAGGAACCAAGGTATCAAGTATGACACTAGGGCAACTCTACGATTTTTCTCAACCGTCTAATCAGTATGGTCAGTACGTAAAGACTAGGCTACCAGAGACTACTGAGGCTTACAAGAAAGGTCAAACATCTACACCTATGGGTAAGTACCAAATAGTAGGAACTACCCTTAAAAATGTAGCAGATCAAATGGGATTACCTGAAGATACTGTCTTTAATAAAGAGACACAGGACAAGATGTTTTTATTTCTAGCTAAAGATGCTATCACTAGGGGTAAAACAAGTGCTCAACAAAGGCAGAACCTTAGAAAAGTTTGGGAAGGTTTTAAACACGTAGACAATGCAACTCTTGATAAGTTAATAGCAGAGGTTAGCAATGGCTAGTAGTTGGAACAAGGGTAAACTAATAGAAACTGTCGTGGATGCTGCAGTAGAGAGTGCAACTAAAGCTGTAAAAGAAGGGCCATCTTTCTTTGACACAGTAATTAACAACGCATCTCAAGCTATGGCTAGTGGTGCAGAGGTTGTAGCTGATGCTGCTGAGAGTGCTTATCAGTTGATACCTGAGGCTGACACTGTAAAGGAAAGTATAGAGTCACAAATATCTAAGATTCCTGAGCCTAAGATACCTTCTTTAAATATGAGTGTTCAAAGTAAAGAACAAAAACTAAATCCTGACCTACCTGTTTTAAAAGGTGGTAGTCTTATACCTAGTCCTGAAGTATTGTCAACTGTAGCAGTTCCTGTATTAGATTTTTTTAGCCCTGTTCTACCTATAAACGCCTCTAAGTTTGCTGAGTTTATGAACAACAATGGGCAAATAAGTTTAACTGCTGATGACTTTGCTAAAGCAGATATAACAGCTATAAAAAATGCAGCTAAAAAACTTTTAGATGAAGGTCGTAGTGGTTTTACTTATGAAGATTGGGGTTTTGAAGAAAAGAGTGTCTTGATGAAAGACATTACTACTATGGCTACAGGAACTATAACATCACCTGAGTTTAGAATGGCTACCTTAATTGGTCAAACTGCTGAAGGTAACGTATTTTTAAATGAACAAGGAGACTTAATAGTTAAAGATGTTTATGACTTTAACACTGGACCTTTAGGTACAAAACTTCAGCAAGCCTTGGTACATAAAGAAGCTGGTAACATGGATAAATATAGAGAACTATCTACCGAAGTTTTAACTGATGAAAATGGAGACCCAAGACCTTACCTTCAAAGACTACGTATATGGGCAGCAGCTTTAGGTGTTCCAGAGGGTCAAGGAACTACTTGGGAAATTAACTTAGGGAAACTAGATTGATGAAACTAGCACTAGCACTAACACTCGTACTATTCCTAGGTGGCTGTCTGTCACCTCTAGCACTGATGGGAAGCCTTGGTGGTGGGGGTAAGGGTGATGGCACTAACGTAAATGCCAACACACAGATAGGTAAAGAGAACAACCAGTCAGCCATTGACCAGAGTAAAGACATATCAGGTGAGAACGTATCAGTAGACCAGTCAGAAGGTAACTTCAGCATTGATGGTGACGCAGGTAACGTCAAGGTACTGAACCAAGACATACCTATGTGGATGATACTACTAGCTGTACTAGGTTGGATGTTACCGTCACCTATAGAAATATGGAGAGGCTTCCTTAAAACTATAACATTCGGTAGGTATCGTGGCTAAGATAGACAAATCAAAGATGAAGTGCAACAGCCCTAAGCGTCAGGTTTCTGGCGGTAAGAAGTTTGTTGTCAAGGCTTGTCAGGGTGGTAAAGAAAAGATCATCAGGTTCGGTGATGCCAACATGACAATCAAAAAGAGTAACCCTAAGCGTAGAAAATCTTTTCGTGCAAGACATAAGTGTGATACAGCTAAAGATAAGATGACTGCACGATACTGGTCATGTAAGAAGTGGTAGAGTAAATGGAGTTACCTAAAGTAAATATAGCAGTAATTGGTATTGTCTGCAGTTCCTTAGGTGGTATGGTGTGGTA